GTCCTCAGTAGCTGAAGTTGAAGAAGCAACCTTTGGTCGCGGTAAGTGGTTTGATATTACAGACGACCTTGGTGACCAGAATCCAATTGATATCCAGCAAATCCGTCAGCAACTTGACGAAGACTTTAAGAAATCTGGTATCCGTAAGGCTGTTGCAGAGTGTTTGATCAATTCTGCAGTCTTTGGTACCGGCATGGCTGAAATTATCCTCGATGAAGAGCTCGAAATGCGTCCTGCAATGGAGCCAATCATGGACGGAGCTATGCAAGCCTACGGTGTAATGGAATCAGAGCGTTACAAAGTCCGTTTGAAGCCTATTTTACCGCAGAACTTCTTGATTGACCCAGTGGCAACCTCGATTGAAGACGCATTAGGCGTTGCTGTTGATGAATTTGTGCCAAAACACCAAGTTGAGCAGGGAATTGAGTCTGGAATCTATTTTAACGTTGATTTAGAGAACTATTACACCGACACAGACCTCGAAGCTGATAAAAACTTAACAATGTATAACGATGACAAGGTTCGGTTGACTAAATACTACGGTCTAGTCCCTTCGGAATTGTTCTACGACGCATTACGTGAAGAAGACGAAGAAGAATACATCGGAGAGCGTTCTGATTCTCAATACATCGAAGCAATTGTGGTTATTGCCAATGGTGGTCAACTATTAAAAGTTGAAGAGAATCCCTACATGATGAAGGATCGTCCTATTGTGGCGTTTCCTTGGGATGTGGTTCCTGGTCGTTTTTGGGGACGTGGTGTATGTGAGAAAGGGTACAACGCGCAAAAAGCTTTAGACACTGAATTAAGAGCTCGAATTGATGCGCTTGCGCTTACTGTACATCCTATGCTTGCTGTTGATGCTTCACGCCTCCCTCGCGGAGCTAAAATGGAAGTTAGACCCGGCAAGACCATCCTTACGAACGGTGATCCTCGTGAGATTCTACAGCCGTTCAAGTTTGGACAGTTGGACGGGAATACCTTCAACCAAGCAGCCGCTTTGCAACAAATGGTGCAAATGGCAACAGGCGCTATTGATGCAGCAGGAATCCCAGGATCAATCAACGGAGACTCTACAGCCGCTGGTATCTCAATGTCCTTGGGAGCCATTATCAAGCGCCACAAGCGTACATTGATTAACTTCCAAGAGTCTTTCTTGATTCCGTTTGTTCAGAAGGCTGCATGGCGTTATATGCAGTTTGATCCTGAGCTCTATCCGGTTCAAGATTACAAGTTTGTCCCTTCATCCTCATTAGGCATCATTGCTCGTGAATACGAAGTGACTCAATTGGTACAGTTACTACAAACAATGGGACAAGATTCCCCAATGTATCCGATGCTCGTTCAGTCGATTGTGGATAACATGAACTTGTCTAACCGCGAAGAAATCATTGCAGGACTTCAGCAGTCTATGCAACCTGATCCACAACAGCAGGAAATGCAACAAGCACAAATGCAAATACAGATGGAACAGGCTCAAGCGACCTTGGCAACTCTCCAGGCGCAAGCCGCTGAAGCGCAATCTAGAATCCAGCAGAACCAAGTTGAAACACAGTTGCTACCTTACGAGGCTGAAACAGGCCGTCTTAAAGTGTTGTCAACTAATTTACAACCTGGTGATGCGGATGAACAAGAGTTCCAGCGTCGAGCTAAGATTGCTGAACTGTTGTTAAAAGAACGTTCAATCGCTTCTGATGAAGAGATTGTTGAGAAACAAATGCGAGAGTCCGATCAAGGAGAAACAAACGCATGATTACAAAAGGCGATATGGATAAGATTTTAATGGAAATTAATCAAGTACTGAAAGGTCTTGATGAGCGCCTTAAAGTCTTAGAAGAAACTAAACAATCAACCCCAGTGCGAAAGTCTACGCCTAAGTCTTGACTTTTGGCACGATTTATGCTAGAATAATCTATATAGTACCAATACACCAAAAAGGAGAATGTATTGACTAGGGAAGAGGAGAAGTACTATGAAACGTACTTTGATTTATTTCTTCATGATGGTTGGAAACAATTAATCAATGAGATTACGGAGTCGATAGACACGTACAATGTTTCATCCATCAAAGACGTTGAAGACCTACATAGGTCTCAAGGTGAATTAAAGATTTTAAAACGGATAGCATCCTTTGAGACTGGTATCCGAAACGCTTATGACATGTCTTCAGAGGTACCCGATGCTTAGAAGGTATGATTATAAGTGTATATCTTGTGGTTTGTTAGAAGAACACTGGGTAACCAGTTCTGACAAATATACAACCTGCCGCGACTGCGGCGACACTGCAATGCGGATAATCTCTCCGATCTCTACGAAGTTCAACGGCGTTGGATGGCCCGACGCTGATGATAAGTGGGCAAGAGATCACGAGAGAGCCGCACGTAAATAATATTTCCATAATGCTACTATAGCACGGAGTTTAACAATATGGCAAAATTTATCGAGCGTCCTACAGAGGAAGACGAGGAGTACGAACAACTCGAACCAGAAGCTGAAGAGACTTTTGAGTCCGAGCCTGAACAACCAGAGCAACCTGAAGAGGTAACTGCAGAGGTTGAAGAGGATATCCCTGAAAAATATCGTGGTAAGTCTGCGGTAGAAATTGCAAAGATGCACCAAGAAGCTGAAAAGCTTTTAGGACGTCAGAGCTCAGAAGTCGGGGAACTTCGTCAAATCGTTGACAGCTTTGTCAAGACCCAACTCGAACAACAAAAACAAAGCCCACAGGCACAAGATGAACCAGAGATTGATTTCTTTGATGACCCTGATGCCTACATCGAGCGTAAACTAGCTTCGCATCCAAAACTGAAAGAAGCGGAGATGTATACAGCGCAGGCGCGACAAGCGGCTACATTGTCTACTTTACAACAGAATCATCCAGATTATTTAGATATTATCCAGGATGAGAAGTTTGGCGAGTGGATTATGTCGTCTAAAGTCCGGCAGCAATTATACAATCTTGCACACAACCAGTATGACTATGATGCCGCTGATGAACTTTTATCTTTATGGAAAGAACGTCAAAGCATTGTAAAACAAACTGAAGTTGTTCAGAAACAAGATCGCAAAAACCAAGCTAAGGCCGCTTCGACAGGTAAGGCAAAAGGATCAGGGGAACCAAATTCTCGTAAGATTTATCGCCGTGCCGATATTATTAAACTTATGCAAACAGATCCAAAGCGATACGCCCAACTCTCTGATGAGCTTATGGCGGCATACGCGGAAGGTCGTGTCAGATAGCGTTAAGGAGCTTTAAAAATGGCACTAGGTACTAACCACGTCACCAATACAACCGGGGCAACTTTCATCCCCGAGATTTGGTCCGACGAAATCATCGCGGCATACGAGAAGTCTCTCGTTCTTGCTAATCTTATCAACCGTATGCCAATGACAGGCAAGAAGGGTGACACACTTCACATCCCTAAGCCTACTCGTGGCGATGCTTCTGCAAAGACTGCTGAAACTCAGGTAACTCTGATTGCAGCGACTGAGTCAGAAGTACAAGTAACAGTCGATCAGCATTACGAGTACTCTCGTTTGATCGAAGACATCACAGACGTACAAGCACTTGCTTCTATGCGTCAGTTCTACACTTCAGACGCAGGCTATGCTCTTGCAAAGCAGGTCGATACTGACCTCTTCGCTTTGGGTAAGTCACTTGGCGACTCTGATGGTGCTGATTGGGTACACAGCAACTCATTCTTCATGGACGCTTCTACAGGTTTGACAGCTTACGCTATTGACACTGTAGCGGCTGCAGACGTCTTTACTGACGCAGCTTTCCGTGAAGCAGTTAAAGAGTTGGATGACAACGATACTCCTATGGACGGACGTTTCCTTGTTGTACCTCCTTCAGTAGTACAAACTATCCGTGGCATTGACCGCTACAACTCTTCAGACTTCGTATCTGGACAGCCTGTTGTCAATGGTAACGTTGGTAGCCTCTACGGTATTGACATCTATGTCTCTACTAACTGCCCTGTCATCGAAACTGCGGCTGCTAACGCGGCGGGTGGCGATCTTAAAGCAGGTATCTTAGGACACCGTGATGCGATGGTCTTCGCAGAGCAAATGGGTGTTCGCACTCAAACACAGTACAAGCAAGAGTACCTGGGTGACTTGTTCACTGCAGACACACTCTACGGCGTAAAAGTACTGCGTCCTGAGTCAGCATTGGCATTGGTCTTCAACGCCTAATCTGACTATCTAGGCCCCTCTTCGGAGGGGTCTTCCTTATTCTATACACTGGAGATTTCGATGGCGATTTTTCGTGGTATCGGTGGGGCAGGTGATTCTACTACAGACGCTACAGTTACCGCAGTAACTCAACAAGCAACTAATGCCGCCTCGTCAGCTTCAGCCGCTGCTACCTCAGCCTCTAATGCGGCTTCTTCGGCCTCTGCTGCCTCTACATCTGCGGCAACAGCTACTACACAAGCTTCAAATGCTGCAAGCTCTGCGACCGATGCACAGACAGCACAGACGGCTGCAGAGACTGCTCAAGCAAATGCTGAGACAGTCTATGATAACTTTGATGATCGCTATCTAGGCGACAAAGCATCTGACCCAACACTTGATAATGATGGTAACGCTTTACTAACCGGTGCGTTGTATTTTAACACCACTGATGACGTAATGAAAGTGTATAATGGCTCTTCTTGGTTAGCTGCGTATGCCTCACTCAGCGGTGCGTTAATTGCGACTAACAACCTGTCTGATCTTAACAATGTCGCCACTGCACGTACTAACTTAGGGTTAGGCACTGCGGCTACTACAGCATCTACAGACTACGCTACAGCGGCACAGGGTGCATTGGCTGACACAGCACTACAGAGCTTTACAGAAACTAACGATCTAACTGCGGCTGTTACATGGGCAAACGTCCCAGATGCAAACATTACTGAGTCTTCTGTTACTCAACACGAAGCGGCATTGTCAATCACTGAAGGGCAGATTAGTAACCTTGGTGCTGATATTGTTCTCGACTCTGACATCGGTGTTTCTGTACAGGGCTACGATGCTGACACACTGTTTGCAGACACAGCAGATACATTAACAGCATCGTTCCGTGGCACAGTCACTACAGACAATGATTTGTCCTTTGATATGAACGCCACTAACAACTTCAAGTGTACTCCTACATCTGGTGCGGCACTGACGTTCACAAACATCACAGCAGGACAGTCTGGTAACATCTGGCTAGATAACTCCGCAGGTGTCACAATCACTGCGGCGGCTACTACATACATCTCAGCCGCTGACCTAACAACCATCTCAACAGCAGGTGTGTACTTCATGTCTTATTATTCTGATGGGACTAATGTTGCTATTGCAGTCACTCAAGCAATTACGAGTGCAGGTGCTTAATGTCAATCATTCAAGGCCACGCTAAGTCTTCTGGGGTTTCAGAGTTCTACCCCACAACCATTAACCAGTCTTTGCGGTTTGAAGACGGTGACACTGCTTATCTGAATTGGACTCCTGCGTCTGCGGGTAATCGTAAGACTTGGACTTGGAGTGCTTGGATTAAGCGTGGAAATATCCCAAATGATACAAGTCAGTTTACATTTTTATCTGCCGGAGCAAGTGGTGGTGATACCATTATGTTTTCCGATGGTAATAAATTTACGGTTAATATTGGCTTATTAGGTATTAATGCCGGCGTTATCCCTGCTAACGTACAGCGAGATGCTTCTTCTTGGTATCATTTTGTTGCCTCTATTGACACAACTCAAGCGACAGCGGCTAACCGTGTAAAAATGTGGGTTAATGGTGTTCAGATTACAGATTTTACCACCACAAATTATCCATCTCAAAACCAAGACTCCACTATAAATTCTACAACAACCCATAACATCGGAAGACAAACAACCTATGGTAATTACTTTGACGGCTACATGGCCGAAGTCCACTTCACAGACGGCACAGCCTACGATGCCGATGACTTTGGTGAACTCAAGTCTGGCATCTGGGTTCCTAAAGCACCATCGGTTACCTACGGCACAAACGGGTTCTACCTGCCTTTCAATGAAGACACAACGGTTGAAGGGTTTAATACGGTTACTTACACAGGTAAAAATGGCTCACGGTCTGTTGAAGGTGTAGGTTTTGAGCCGGACTTTGTTTGGATTAAAGACAGAAGTACCACCAACTTTCATGTTCTGTTTGATTCTGTAAGAGGCGGAGGTAACTACCTTAACAGTAACGCCACAACAGCCGAAACAGACGGTACAGCTAATTACGGTTATATTAGCTCTTTTGACTCTAATGGATTCTCGCTTGCTTCAGGTTCACTAGGTGACGATAATGTTAATAACCTGAATAATGATTACGTTGCGTGGTGTTGGGACGCAGGTAGTGGTTCTCCTGTATCTAACACAGACGGTAGTATCACTTCAACTGTCAAGGCCAATACTGCCTACGGGTTTAGTGTGGTTACCTATACTGGTAATGACGCTATTGCTACCGTAGGTCATGGTTTAAGTTCGGCCCCTGATGTCATTCTAACTAAAAACAGAGATGCGGTTACATCTTGGCGAGTCTATCACTCAGGGACGGATGCTACTGCACCTGAAGACTACCACATGGATTTAGATGGCATGATTGCTAGAACATCTACAGGTACATGGAACAGCACTGCGCCAACTTCATCTGTATTCACCGTAAATGCACAAAACGAAGTAAACGGAAATGCTACAGATCATGTAGCCTACTGCTTCCACAGTGTCTCTGGCTACTCAGACTTTGGGAGCTATACAGGTAACGGTTCATCTACAGGGCCAACAATTACCACGGGCTTCAAACCTGCTTTTGTAATGGTTAAAAGCGCATCAACTAATGATGGCGGTAACGGTAACTGGATTATGTATGATAACACCAGAAGCCCAAGTGTTTCTTCTATCACTCAACGGCTATACGCTGATCTGTCAAATGCTGAAGGCACTAATGCACTGTATGATATTGAATTTACCGATACAGGTTTTCAATTAAAAGACGGAACAGCAAACATTGGTAGTAATACTAATGGTACTACATACATCTACATGGCCTTTGCTGATACCCGTGATGCGGCATTCTGGTTAGACGAATCTGGTAATGACAATGACTGGACTCACAACAACCTAGAACACAGTGATGTAGTCCCTGACTCGCCTACGAATAACTTTGCTACTTTCAACTCAACGCAAATTAGCATCAACACGCCTACTTTCAGTGAAGGGAATTTAAAGCATAGTTGTGGTGCGGCATATACTTCTGCCTATTCATCAATTTCACCTACGTCTGGTAAATGGTACGCAGAGGTTTACAAATCTACATCCACAGTAAATTGTTATCTTGGTATCCAACTAGGCGTGGATGGTATTGATTGGGATTCATCATCTGAATCTCGCACAGGAACAATTCTTTACTATGCTGATGGACGTAAGCGCATTGACGGATCAATGACATCTTATGGTGCTTCATATACCACAGGCGATGTTATTGGAATTGCAGTTGACTTTGATAGTGAAGAAATTACGTTTTACAAAAACGGATCATCACAAGGTGCATTAGCATTTAGTGCTTCATCTGGCGATGCATCTGCGGCAACTTTTATTTCGTTTATTTACAATCAAAACGTCATTGCCAACTTTGGCCAAGACTCCACATTCGCAGGTAACAAGACAGCAGGTGGCAACTCAGACGCTAACGGCATCGGAGACTTTGCATACGCACCTCCATCGGGCTACCTAGCACTCTGCACTAGCAACCTACCTGATCCTGTCATTGACCCTGCACAGGATGCTACGCCTGAAGACCACTTTGACGTATTAGCATCAGCAGGTACTTCAAGTTACTCAGGCTTGAGTTTTGCTCCTGACTTTTTATGGAACAAGATTCGCACAGCAGTAGGTAGTCATGTTGTTGCTGATTCAGTTCGAGGTGATGACAAGAGATTGCGTGTTGAGTCAACAGAAGCAGAATCTACGTTATCTGGTTATTTCAACCTTACATCAAACGGATTCACAACCACATACTACAACTCTGGAGGTGAAGACTACGTTTATTACTTCTGGAAAGCAGGTGGCACTGGTGTATCCAACACAGATGGCTCAATCACTTCCACAGTGTCTGCGAATACCGATGCAGGGTTTAGTATTGTCGGTTATACAGGTGCAGGTGGTACGGCAACCGTAGGTCATGGGCTGTCTTCTGCTCCTGAAATGATTATTGTCAAAAGGCGTGAGGTTTCGGGCGAGCAATGGGTTGTATGGGTAGCTCCAATTCATTTAATAAATACAGATGGATATTTGGAGTTAAATACAACCAATGCTGATGGAAACAACGGCAATATCTTTACAACAACAGCCCCAACTGCATCTGTTTTTTCAATAGGCAACTCACCAGAAACAAACTCAAGTGGTTTGGATTACATATCGTACTGCTTCCACAGCGTTGACGGTTACAGCAAGGTGGGGTCATACGTTGGGAATGGTTCTGCGGACGGCCCGTTTGTGTACACAGGGTTTAGACCAAAGTGGGTTATGATAAAAGTTTCTTCGTCCGCTGGTCAGAATTGGGTTATTTATGATAGCGAACGAAATGCGTACAACGTAATGGGTAAGCAGATATATCCTAATTTGACCTCTGCTGAAGCAGATGCAGGAACAAACCCATCATTTGCTATTTTAGATTTTACTTCTAATGGATTTAAGCTAAGAGGCAGTCACAGTAGTACAAACTATAGCACTAGAACGATCATCTACTTAGCTTTCGCAGAACAACCATTCAAGTATTCAAACGCAAGGTAATTATCATGTGGACATATCAAGGTAAAGCAATGAAACCCGGCAGGGGTTGGACAGACGCTGAAGGCACTAAGTACCCTGCACAATGGTATGGACGTACCACAGACGCAGAGAAGACTGCTGTAGGTTGGGTAGAGGTTGCAGACCCTGCTCCGTTTGATTCACGGTTCTACTGGTCAGCAGACAATCCAAAAGCCATTGATGATGTGACTGAGACTGTTGATGGCGTTGAATACACAACAGCAGGATTGAAGACCAATGCAATCGCCCAAGTCAAAGCAACAGCGGCAGGACTCCTACAACCAACTGATTGGATGGTTACACGCAAGGCAGAGACAGGAACGGCGGTATCAGATTCCGTCTTGGATTACAGAGCGTCTGTACGTACTGCGTCAGGAACTATTGAAACTGCAATCCTAGCCTGTACTACTCACGCAGAGTTTATGGCTCTGTATGACGCTCCTGTGGACGCTGAAGGCAATGTAACAGGTAACGCACCAATCAATGACTGGCCGGAAGAGCTATAAGGAAGAGGCGTGAAAGAGATGGCAACAGAAAGCACTAAGACGCTTGTAGATGGTTTAAGTGTAGTGACAGTGGTAGGAACGATTGGTGAACTGTTGCCCCCAATGGCGGCGTTGTTTACATTGATATGGACAGGCATCCGCATCTACGAAACACAGACAGTACAGAGGTTGTTGGGGAAGGAACCCCCAGATGATAGCTGAGTTAGCCGCCGCTAATGCGGCCTTTGGTGTCATTAAAGAAACTATTGCTAATGGTAAAGAACTGTATGAAGCAGGAGAAGCATTAGCAAAGTATTTCGGACTCAAAGCTGAGATACAAAAGAAAGCACATGAACATGGATATAAGTCTGACCTTGAAGCGTTCATGGCTACAGAGCAACTCAAAGAATACGAGGAGGCTCTGAAACAAATGATGATCTGGCAAGGACGAGCCGGGTTATGGACAGATTGGTTGGACTACCAAAGAAAGATGAAGGAAAGCCGTGAGGCCGCAGACAAAGCTGAGAAAGCCAAAAGAGTTAAACGTAAAGAACAAATTGTTAATATTTGTATTAGCATCGGTTTGGGCATTAGCATTCTCTCAGCCATTG